TCTCACGGGACAACGACGAGGTAAGATTCCAAGCCAGTTTTAAGGCCGCAACACAATTTGCGTATCCAGACCACATGGTTGACTTCCGCTTGGCCTAAGTGTAAGGGGGGAGGGAAACTTCCCCCCGTTATTTTGTTCCACCTTAAAATAAAATATACACTATGTCTTGCTCCTTAACTACGGGCTACGCCCTCGGATGCCGTGATTCAGTCGGCGGCATCAAAACTATTTTTGTCCAAGCCTTCAACCCAACGGGTTCCGTGAACACCAACGGAAGCGGAACGGTCACAGGCTTCACGGGTTTCTCATCGGGATTCTACGAGTACGACTTGACTAAGGCCACTTCGTCCATGACGGAAACCTTGAACGCAAGCACCGAGAACGGAACCTTGTTCTACACTCCCGAAGTAACCTTTACCATCAACAAGTTGCAGACCGCCGTGCGGAATGAACTGCGCCTCTTGGCTCGGAATCGCTTGCTGGTCATCGTCCAAGACAACAACAACCGCTACTGGGTGTTGGGTGCTGCGAATGGCTTGGAAGCCTCCGCTGGGACTGCTGGAACGGGTACTGCATTCGGTGACCGTTCAGGCTACGAGATGACGCTGACGGGCATGGAGCCCGACGCCATGCTGAACATCTTGCCAGCAACATTCTCTGCGCTGACCGCACAAATCAGCGGTTCGTAAACTATCTTTGACCTGCGGGTTCTCATACGCCCGCATGGTTTAGTGGTCAGGGGCCATCTCGCAAGGGGTGGCCCTTTTTTTTGTACCTTTGGGCATGAGAATTTGCATCGTTTACAACGCTCACCCGACGGGGTGTTCTTTTTACCGACTGGAAATGCCAAACGCCTATCTTGGCGACAACTACACGGAGTTTGACTATGTCTGCGTGGACAACATCGCCAATGTCAAGGATGAAGACCTAAAGACGGTCGATGTGTGGCTTTTCAATCGTCTTTGGTGTCAAGGTACGCTGGAACAAATTCGGAAGGTCTACGAGGCTCTCACGGCGTTTGGAGCGAAGGTTATTTTGGACCTTGACGACTATTGGGTGCTGGAATCGGGACACATCATGTACCGACACTATTTGTCCACCAAACTTGACGAGCAGATACGGGAACACATCCGCTTGGCTGACCATGTGACCACCACGACCGAACACCTCGCACAAAAGATTCGCCTGCTCAACAAGAAGGTAACCATCCTCCCCAACGAACCCTACGAAGCCTATCAGCAGTACTTGCCCGACACGACTGCTGAACCCGAACCGCACCTGTTCAAAATCGGATGGTTTGGCGGGGCGCAGCATCAGGAGGACATCGCCTTGGTGGAGCATTCCTTCAGCCTGCTGGCCCACGACAAGTCGCTGGATGGCCGTTACAAAATCTACCTTGGCGGGTGGAACGACGGCAACCCCGTCTATGACGATTACGAGCGGATGCTATCCTGCAGGGGGCTGAACAAGAACTACGGCCGCATCCAAGCGGCGGACATCTACTCCTATGTGGGCGGCTACAACTTCATCAACGCCACGATTGCCCCCCTCCGTGATACCAAGTTCAACCGCCTTAAAAGCGAACTGAAAGTCGTGGAAGCGGGATGGATGGGCAAGGCTATCATCGCATCCGAAACCATCCCCTACACGGACATAATCGTCCACGGCCACAACGGGTTGCTCATACCCTACGGCAAGAAGGACGCTTGGTACAAGGCCGTCCGCAAGTTTGTGAACGACCCCGACTACGCTCGCTCCTTGGCCGTGCAGTTGTCCAAGGATGTGAGGGAGCGGTTTGACATCAGCAAGACCGCCGAACGGAGGGCCGAACTCTACCGAAGCATCGGGCGCAAATTGTGAAATTCGGGCGCATCCTACATTTGGGAATAGAGTGATTTACCTATCCCCCAACACCACGAACACAATCGTCGTCACTTGGACGCAGCGGGCCTCATCGGGGGACCGTTACATCTTGCGGCTGACCAACATCGCCAAGAACGCCACGACCGACTTTACCCTGCTGAAATCGGCCAACCTTTCCAACTATACGAACCGTTATGACAAATTTCAGATTGCCGTGGGGTCGCTTGAAACAGGCTCGTATAAGTATGAAGTTTACGATACCTCTTCCACGGTTAGCGCAGCGACTGCAGTCGTTGAAACGGGCTTGGCGTATGTACAGGTAGTTTTGCTGACCTTCAACACCTTCGCCAATTCCATCCAGTACACCGTCTTCGGCTCGTCCGATGAGCGAGTGTTTGATTCCACCTTTGACCAATCTTTCGCATGAGCGTACAAACCCGCAGTCAGTTGGTAGCATCTGCTGCCACCATCACATCCGAAACCGCTGCAGGAGCGAACACCGCCGCCCGTGTGGGTGGACTATTCGACGACCTCGCCGATAGCGCCACCTTGGACCGAGAGCGGGGCGTTGCGAACCTGTACCTTGACGAATCCAAGAACTTTACCCCGACCCAAGGGCAGGCCGTCAAGTTAACAACCCCGCTGAAATCGGGACTGCTGACTACCTACAACTTTACCCGCACTACCACCGCCATCACCTACACAGGGACGACGAGTGCTGCTTTGCGGGTGTCGGCAAGCATGGTATTCTCGCAAGGCAACGGCAACCAAATAATCATCTACATTGCCAAGAACGGAACCATCATTCCGCAGTCCATGACTGACATCACCACGGGCCACAACAACGGCCATGCGGTCACGATTGAAGCCGTTCTGCAAGGTGCAGTCAATGACGAGTTTACCATCTACATCAACGCCGTGAGCGATGGCGGTGCTATCACGATTTCGGCCCTCAACTTCACCGTCCACACGCTATGAGTATAAAACAATCATTCACCCAATGGCTTGGGATTGAGCACAAGGTCCCCGTGATGCTTGAAAACAAAGCGGGCAAGTACATCACTTATGGGGCTTTCAACGAGTACCCCTACTATCTGCTGGACAACTACCGAAGAAGCAGCAAGCACAACGCTATTGTGAACGGGAAGGTGAACTACATCGTGGGCGGTGGCTGGCAACCTGGGGAAAAGATGACCGTGGAGCAGCAGGCCCGCTACGCCAAGTTCTTTGACGGGTTGAGTGAGCATGACGACTTGAACGACATCACCGAGAAGTTGGTCCTGGACCTTGAACTATTCAACGGGTTTGCCGTTGCGGTAACTTGGAACAAGATGGGAACCATTGCGAAAATGGAACACATCCCCTTTGAAAAAATCCGAGTGGACAAGGACGAGCGGATGTTCCAGGTGGCCGATTGGTACGACGACGCAATGATCCAACTCTACCCCAAGATTGGGGATGTCGAGAAAATCCCCGCATTTGATGCAGACAACCGCATCGGCAAGCAACTGTTCTACTATCGGGTGTATGCCGCAGGCGTGAAGTCCTATCCGCTCCCCGAATACATGGGAGGATTGGCGTGGATTGAAGCCGATGTGCAGGTGGCGAACTTTCACAACAACAACCTGCGGAACAACTTTTGGGGCGGGTATTTAATCAACTTCAATAACGGCATCCCGACCCCCGAAGAACAGGGCGACATTGAGCGTCAAATCAAGCGCAAGTTCAGCGGGACGGATAACGCTGGACGATTCGTTGTGACTTTTAATGATGATGTCAGCAAAGCCCCGACGCTTGAACCGCTCACGCCATCGGACATGGATAAGCAGTTCGAGATTTTGAACAAAGCCATCCAGTCGGAAATCTTCATCAGTCACAGGGTCGTGAACCCGATGCTATTCGGGGTGAAGACCGAAGGCCAACTGGGAGGGCGGCAGGAACTGGTGGAGGCGTACGAACTATTCAAGGCGACCTATGTGAACGACCGAGTGCGGAAGGTGGAGCGGATGATGAACTACTTGGGTTCGTTCAACGGCGTGGAAGGGATGGAACTGATTCCTGTGGAGCCCATCACGGAGCAGTTAAGCGAGAACGCAATGATTCAAGCAATGACACCCACCGAACTCCGAGAGAAGGCGGGACTGCCTGCCATTGAAGTCAAGACCGAGAGCAGCGTGCAGGATGTCATCACGGCCATTAATAGCCTCTCTCCGCTCGTTGCAAACAAGGTGCTGGAGTCAATGTCGCCCAATGAAATCCGTGCGCTTGTGTCGCTTCCTGCGAAGGCAGAGGGCCAAGGGCTGATGACCCCCGCTGGCACGCCTTCGGATGTGGTTGGACCCAATCCCCAACCCGACGAGCAACCGCAAACCCCCGCCATGATGGGCAACGACAACATCAAGAAGTTGTCGGGCCGTGAGTACCAAAACCTCATGCGTATCGTTCGGCACTATGCGCAGGAGAAAATCACGCTGGAGATGGCCCGCACGATGCTATCCGCTGGTTTCGGGTTGACCCCCGAAGAAGTGAACACCCTGCTCGGAGTGCAAGAGCAGGCGTTTTCCGAGCCTATGTGGGGCGAAGAAGACACCGAGGATTACGGATGGGGGGACGAGGAATTTAAGGTCTTGGAGGTGGTTGCAAGCAAGTTTGGGAGCAGTTCCGACGACTATGTGGTCATGCACTCCAAGCCAATGCGGTTTGATGCCGACTTGGACGACCAGGTGCGTCAAGCCTTCGCTGAACTTAGGGAGGAAGAAAAAGAACTTGACGAGAAAATTGAAAAGTACCGCAAGAAGAACCGTGAAGCATCGGTGGAAGAAATGGCCAAGGAGTTCGGGGTCAGCAAAGCGAAGGTCGCCAAGCGGGTGGCGTACTTGATTACCAAAGACCGCTACCCCATCGCAAGAGCGGTGGACCAAATCGCAGAGCAGGGCTTGCCCAAAAACATCAAGGAAGTGGCCGAACCCGTGCTTGAAGTGAGGTACAAATATTCGTGGGCCGCAGGGTTCAGCAACAAAGACAAGAGCACGAGCCGTGAGTTCTGCAAGGTCATGCTGGACCTCGCTGACCAAGGCAAGGTTTACACCCGTGACGACATAAATGGTATTTCCAACATCATGGGCTACTCCGTTTGGAATCGCCGTGGCGGTTGGTATCACACGGCCAGCGGAGTGAACCGCCCCCAATGCAGGCACATTTGGGAGCAGCAACTTGTCATCCGTAAGGGCAACAAAATTTCAAAAGCATGAAGGCACTATTCATAAGCGAACAAACCCTGCTGGACAACTCGGTCATAAACGAGAATGTTTCCTTTACGCAGATTCGGCCTACCATCGTGAAGGTGCAGGAGATGCGGATTCAGCCCATCGTTGGGTCGGCCCTGTACTCGGAAATGGTGACGCAAGTGGTGAGCGGCACGACCACGGCACTCAACACTACGCTATTGGAGGACTACATCCAACCCGCTATGGTGCAATGGCTCTACTACGAGTTACCCATGGTCTTGGCGTTCAAGTACATGAACAAGGGAATGGTCCGCAGAACCAGCGAGGAAAGTTCCCAAATGTCCATGGACGAAATCACCCGCCTCACCGACAAAGTGAAGAATGATGCCGAGTGGTACTCCGAGCGCATCACCCGCTACTTGATGGAGCAGAAGGCCAACTATCCGCTATTCAACTCTCCGCCATCGGCCTTGGACACCATCTACCCCAACGGAACCAATTACAACACGGGGATGGCCTTGGATGCTCGGACCCTCCGCCGTGGTGCTGGACTTGACAGGCCATGGCCCTACGACCCCTACTGCAACAACTGCTGAACATGGGCGCACACTCTAAAAACATTTTGAAACTACAAGCCTATGTCTTGGATAAAAATCAAGCAAGCACTCCTTGCGCTTGCAAATGCTCACCCGCAAGTAAACTCCTTCGGAACGGGCGACCCGCTTGCCATCGGAACGGACAACACCATCAACCTACGAACCCCAAGCCGTGAGCGAATCGTCTATCCTTTGGTATTTGCGGATGTTCAGTCAGCGAGTACTGACCTTGGGAGTTTGGCTCTTGTGGTCGGGGTCTATTTTTCTGACCGAGTGGAATCCATTGCCACGATGGGTGGAGTGGTTTCGGGCAGCCCGACGCTGGGTTGGCAGGACAACGAAGACGAGGTTTTGAGCGACCAACTGCAAATCGCTCAGGACTTCATTTCAAGCCTCACAAACGACCCGACGCAAGAGTGGACCCTAAGTACCAGCGTCAGCCTTACGAGGTTTGTGGAGAGCCGAGATGACCGCACGGCGGGGTGGGTGGCTACGATGTCATTCCAACTTCCGTACTCGCATTCCGTTTGTGAAATTCCTTCATAAGATACATTTACCCTAAAGCAGAATTATGCCAACTCCAATCTTACAACAAATGCTCGGACAGGGCGGTACTTGCGAACTGATTGATTCAGGTGCAGCCGCCACGGGTAAGAACTACGACTTTCTTGTCGTCAATTCAGCCGCAACGATGACCACCCTCACGGGTACAGGCAGCGAGAACCTGCTGACCGCTTACAACTTTTCCACCAAGTCCATCTCCGCAGGCATCGTGATTTGCGGTCGCAACGGCGGCAAGATTACGGCGGTAACGGTTTCCGTAGGTAGCGTCATCGGTTACACCTTCCTCTAACCATGCTGATAGGCTACGGCTACGGCTACCCCCGTTCAATGGTGATGGGCAAGACCCCTGCAGAACTTGCGTGGGATGCCTTCAACGCCCGTGCTACGACCGACGGGGCAGCAGCGGCAGAGGCCGCCGTCAGCGGTTGCCTGCAAGCCCGATTCGCTATTCTATTTAACTTCTAAGAATGCCCACGCCTTCACTTCTACTTGTCCCCGCCCGTTTCAAAACGGGGCGGTTATACTCGCAAATCCCAACCAACACGGACAACCGAGGGGACTTCACCGTTACCCGCAACACCGAGGCACGGCGGTTTGATTCTGCTGGCTTGGTTGCATCCGTAGCGTCGGGCATCCCCCGCTTGGACTACTACACCAGCGGCGGCGTGACGGGGTGTCCTGCGTTGCTCGTGGAGCCTGCGGCGACGAACTTGGCGTTGCAGAGTGAGAACTTCTTGACAACTTGGGCTCCCTCAAATATTG